GCACCTCTTTCATGCAGAAACAACCGTTTATGAGAAAGGCGTTTTCTCAATCACAAGGGGCGGCGGAGGCCGCCATCGAGAACAAGCTCAGGGAAGAGCTGGACAAGCTGAGCCTTGAGTAAATTGGAGGGATAAACATGGCAAATCCGAATGTGGGTCTTATGTACCCGGTATTCGCGCCTCTGGTAAGTCATCAGGAGGGCAGCATGCCGGTGTACGGCGCGGGCGTCGTGATCCAGGAAGCCAGGAACGTCAACATTTCGAAGACGTACGCGGACAATCCGCTTTACGGCGACGACAGCATCGTCGACGACGACAACGGCCTGACGGCGCTGGGCATGAGCTTCGAACCGACCGGACTGACCGACAGCGACCGGGTGCTGCTGTTCGGCGAGGATCAGCTCTCTGTGGGCGGCGTGACCGCGTACGCGGAGAGCGACAACGAAACGCCTTACGGCGGTTTCGGATACATCCGCCGGATGCGCGAGAACGGCGTGAAAAAGTTCGAGGGATGGATCGTCCTGAAAATCAAATTCCAGGAAGAGAACCAGAACACGACGACCAAAGAGGGAAACATCCAGTGGAACACGCCGACGCTGAACGGGCGGGCGGCGAGCCTCCTGGTCGATTCCTCGGACAAGCAGCGCTTCCGGGTTCACTACACTTTCGACACCATCGCGGCGGCGAAGGCGTGGATCAACACGGTGCTGAACGTCAGCGCAGCGACGACCTGATGAACAAGGGGGCCGGACAAAAGTCCGGCCTCCTTGATTTTTGCATAAGGAGGAAAGCATGACAGAGATTAAAATCGGCGGACGCGTGGTGCCGCTGAACTATACAGCCTTCGAGATCATCGAGATCCAGAAGGAAATGGGATGCACCGCATTCCAACTGAAGGAGGAGGTTTTCGGACTCCGGAAGGTGGAAGACGAGAACGATCCGAACAAGGAACCGGAAATTTATTTCGACGTCGTAAAGGACGCGGAAAAAATCGAAAAGCTGGGCAAACTGATCACCATTCTCGGAAACTCCGGACTGGAGGCAAGCGGACAGGAGCCGGATCTGACGGCGAAGTGGGTGCTGCGGAATATGCGGCCGGCGCTGATCCTCCCGTTTGCGATCGCAACGATGGCGGAGATCAACGAGGGGAACATGATGGAAGTGAAGCCGGACGAAAAGGGTCCGGTGGACGAGATACTTGAGGAAGAGCGGGCAAAAAAACCGCAAGGGAACTGACATACCGGCGGCTCGTTTCCTATGGACTTACAGCCGGATTACGAATGGACGAAATCAACCGGATGAGGCCGGGGGAAATCCTGGACCTCTTCTATTACCGGACACAATATGACTCAAAAATGAGGATGTGATTGCATGGCCGTCAATCTGAAGCTGGGCGTCGAGCTGGGGGATTTTTCCCAGAATATCAACACTGCGAAAGCGCAGATCAAGGAATTCGACGCGGCACTGAAACAGGCGGAAAGCCGCTTTAAGGCGACGGGCGACGCCGAGAGCGCGATGGCGACCAAAACCAGCCAACTGACCGCGAAGCTCCAGGCACAGAAGCGGATGGTGGACGAATACCGCGCCGCGCTCCAGAAGGCGGACGAGGGCGGGGTCAGCAAGCTGAATGATGAGTATATCAAACTTCAGACGCAGATGCTGAACGCCGAGGCGGCCATGTACGAGACACAGGCCGCGCTGCAAGGCCTGACCATGAGCGAACAGCAAGCGGCACAGGGCGCGGACACGCTGACGAAAAGCGTGAACGGCATCGGCAAAAAAATCAGCCTCGACCAGGTGATCACCGGGATCGGCCGGATTACGGACGGACTGGAAAACGCGGCGCGGAAGGCCGTGGACCTGGGAGAAAAACTCTGGAATATGATCATGGACTCCGCGCAGCGGGCCAGCGATCAGGCGGAAATGGCGCAGATGTACAACATTCCGCTCCAGAGATACAAGCAGATGCTGGGCCTGGAGGCGGAGGGCCTCAAAACCACAACCGACGCGATCCTGTCCAGCCAGAAAAAACTGAATTCCAACATCGGCAAGGGATCGAGCGCGACGCTGGACACGCTGCGGGAGCTCGGCCTCCTGTTTGAGACCGGCAAAGGCGCGGAGACTTTCATCACCACCGACACCGTGCGGATGTTCTGGGAAGCCGGACAGGCGCTGATGGGTCTCGAAGAGAGCTTTGACAAGGAAGCGGCGGCACAGTCACTCTTTGGACGGAGCTGGAACGAGCTGGTTCCGCTTTTCCAGCAATACAAGAGCCTGGAAGAGTATGAGAAAGCGCTGGACGGGGTCAACGTCACCAGCGAAACGGCAACCGAAAACCTCGACACGCTCGGCGACCGGGTGGGCGCACTGGAACACACATGGACCAGCCTGAAGGATGAGATCCTCCAGGCGGTGGCTCCGGGACTGACACAGGGCGCGGACGCGCTGAACGGCGTACTGAGCACCATCCTGGAATACCTCCAGAAGCCGGAAGGACAGGAAATGCTCACCAAACTCGGAGAGAGCGTTTCCGGTCTGTTTGATGACCTGAGCAAGGTTAATCCGGAAGACGTGGTAAACAACTTTGTTACAGTGTTCGACAAACTCACAAGCGGACTCGAATTGATCAAAAATAACTGGTCCGCCATCGTGGAAGGGATCAAGGCGATCGGAATCGCGTTCGGCGCGCTGAAGATCGGCGAGGGCGTGCTGGAAGGACTGCGGCTGATCAACGGATTCAGGACGCTGACAGGAAACGGCGGAGATGTATCGACGGGAGCGGCCGCCGGACTCGGCGCGAAACTGCTCGCGACAGGCGCGGGAACTGCAATCACAGGGACAGCGGCCACAATTGGAGCAACCATTACGCCATACCTCGGACCGATGGCGGCGATTCCGATGGTTCTGGAAGATCAAACAGCACTGTTCAGGACGCTCAGGAACGGCGGAAGCTGGGAAGAAGCGGGAAACGCAGCGATCAAAGAGGTGGAAGCCTCTGCGAAAAACGCGGTGAAAGCGTGGGAAGACTGGGGAACGCAGCACGTAGAAAACAGCAAAAACCTGGCGGAAGTCGTTTGGAACTTTCTCACGGGAAAAGGAACAGCCGGAGACTGGAGCGGAGAAAACGGGGATGACTGGTCCGTGAAGGTGAAGCCGGAAGCGGAGGAAGGATCTGCTGAAGCTCTGGCCGAGCAGATCGGCGCGGTGACGGTGCCGGTGAATTTGAGCATTGTTGGCGCGGGAGCGATCGGTGCTGGCGGCGGACACGGCAGCGATCTTATAAACGAGAAGTTTTTCGGAGGCGGAGGCGGAGGTCACGGATTCGCCAACGGCATCCCTTACGTTCCGGATACGATGCTCGCATGGCTGCACAAGGGCGAAACGGTGACGCCGGCGCGGGAGATCAGCAGCCGGAACTATTCCAGCAACCTCTATGTTGAACGGATGATCATGAACAACGGAACGGACGCGGCGGGACTCGCCTCGGCAATGGCGGCCGCGCAGAAGCGGACGATGAGCGGATACGGGAGTTGATGACAATGGGCCGGAGCTTTTTCATATGGAAAAATAAAGACTGCCGGAGCATGGGCGTGATCCTGAGGGGCCCGCTGCCGATCATCCGGCCGGAGGAACGGGTAAACCACATCGAGATTCCGGGAGCCAGCGGCGACTTGACGCAGCTCGAAGGCGAGGACAACGATCCGGTATGGAACAGCTACATCCAGACGGCGGAGATCGAGGTGAAAGGCGGTTTTCACGTCCGGGAGGTTTACAACTGGCTGCGGGGCGCCGGGTACTTCACAAGCGGAAGCGAACCGGACCGGAAACAGCCGGCGAGGGTAATCGGCGCGATTACGCTCCAGCGGCACAGCAAAAACCTGGACTGGTGGGTGGGTGAATGTCAGTTTTACTGCCAGCCGGAGAAGGAACTGCTGAACGAGGCGACGGTGACGATCACGAGCAGCGGGAGCGCGGTAATGAATTCCGGAGACCTGAGGGCAAAGCCGCGGATCATCGCAACGGCCAGCGGAACGAGCATGACGATTACCGCGAACGGACGGACGCTGACGGTGGCCGGACTGACCAGCGGACAGGATTATATCATCGACTGCAAGATCTGCGAGGTGCTGAGCGGGGACGCGACAACGGTGCTGACGGCAGCGAGCAGCGGGAGGTTCCCGGTGCTGGAGCCGGGAAGCAACACGATCACCGGCAGCGGATGGAGCAAACTGGTGATTGACAGGAGGCAGAGATTCCTATGATCTGCGTCTATGATATCGGAAATGAGGACTTTGAGAAGAACGGGAACGCGGTGCTGACTCCGCTGAGCGGGACGGCGCGGAACGTGGCCGGCGGAAACTATGATATGCAGATGGTCCATCCGATTGATCCGGAGGGGAAATGGACGCACCTGGTGCCGGGGGCCATCGTAAAAATCCCGGTGCCGGTGGAAACCATCGAAAACAGTTTCAGCGGATACGACGCAGACATTTACAAGACGACTGGAAACGCGGAACTGCGGGAGAGCGCGAGCGCACCGACTTCGATCACGTATCAGGAATGGAACGGATC